GTGAGAATTATGCTTGTATAGAAATACCGTCGTACAGATACCGACCCTCCCTCTACGTCTGAATTCGTTCAATTGTTCCAACAATGAACTGACGTCTCTGCCGAAATTACCCGAGTCTCTGTTACGGTTTTACTGGAACCATAATCCCTATACGCCACGATTTCAAGCATTGCTCGCATCTCCGATGAATGTGGAGGCGGTCAATCAGTATCACGCACGAAAAGCGGAACTTGAGAATATGTTAGACGTATTACAGTATATGAAAAAGCATATGCGTACACGACTATGCGACGATGCAATGTGCCGCATCGGCACCATTCTTACAAATTACGACGGCACGATTCAAAACCAAATCCATTGGTTGGAATCAGAATATGCGGCAATGACGTAGAATTATTTTCCAAACGATATGAAAATGTGGATTCAGAGTATACAATGTGTTGTATCGCCCGAGAATACTCTCGCGATTCGTTGGACTGTCTATGCCGATGTACATGCTCTGAGTATTTGCGTCGCATACGATAGCGAATTCACCGAGAATGTGCGACATTTTGTGGTACCAAAAGTAAGTTCTATTTCTCTCGATGTAGGACACGGAGCGTGGTACATTCGTATCGGAGCGTGGTCTGGCGAGCCGACTCACGGAAGTATTGAATGGTCGACAATATATGGACCAGTCAATATTGATTCTCCGCGACTCGCGGAAATACCGTTCAACCCGAAAGAATTGCCGATTCTACATACGCAGAGTATACTTCAGGGTGTTCGCATTCATCTAGGACTCCAAGTTCCGAATTACATTCTTATCGCAATGTCGGAAACCGCGGACTTTCCTGCGTCTGCCACACAATATCGGTACACGGTTCGGAAAGACTATGTCGATTGGGAAGGACTTCTATACCCAAACACGTATGCATTGCGAATGTATAGACTCGGTACCGAATTGCCGACGGATGCCGTTGTACAACTTGACCAAGGACGTACTTTGTCGGGAATACAGTGTTCGCGTCCTCTACGGCACGGTGACGGCAAAGAGTTTGTTCGTTTTGCCTCGTATTATGAATACATGCGATATAAGGATGCGAAAGCAAAATATGCGGATAGGAAATATTCACTCTAATTCGGAAAAGTAACCGTATCAAAACACACCCAACAATGTTTGTATCTCGTTTATTTTCTCTTGAAATATAGTGTCGAATGGTTTTAAAAATATAGGTTCATTGATTATTGACATATATTCGTCATCTGTCATTGTTTGAATAGTGTGTATGACTCGCATCATCTCGTCGTTGCTTTCATTACGAACATATAGAATGCGTTTCGGGTTTATAAATGATTCTAGATTCGGACTCCCCCAATAGATAGGTATTCCGCCACTTTTGAGTGCATTGTACAGTTTTTCTGTAATATAGTAATCACCTTTTGAATTTTCCATCGCGAAAACAAATTTATATTCCTTGTAAAAATCTATAAGTTTACTGTTGGAATGTACACCTTCGATTCTTTTTCCTAAATTGTTTTTATACGACCCGCCGTAATCTATGCGAACAACTTTTTCCAACGCATTCAAAAAAGAATTTCGGTAGTGTCCGCCACCATTCGACAAAACGGCACATACTTGCTTGGATGGTATCGTCGTATGTCGATGAAACGTGTTATCTGCCAGCATTCGGCTGTAAAAGTATGGGAAAGCAATACACTGTCTCAGATTTGTAAAACCCGAAAGAATACATGTATATTTTTGTAATCGTGCACTGTCGTACCGTAAATAATTTTCATAGGATACTAGAAAACTGTATTTCCAATTTTTTTTATCAAGTAGGTTTTTTGAATTGTTAAACACTCCATCGCACAAAATATCTGCTTCTTCGAACTTTTTCGTTTCAGTAATTTTGGTTTTCAATATAATCTGAAATAAATTGTCTAAACCTGCTCCATTGAAGTTATTCCAGAAATTATTGTAAAATACCAACATGTCTTTGTATGGAATAGGAATTAAATTCGTCGCCGAACGACTATGCTATACAGTCCGTATAAACTCCCATCCCATATCCTCACATATCTTTTGCCAAATCTTATCTTGCATATACAGTTTTTCACGACTCTTCAGAAGCGGAAAGCAAGGTAGATAGTCATCCAATTCCAGCAATTCACAAAATTTGTACAAGACAAATGAGTACGATAAAAAATTGGAGCGTTTCTTTGGGCAATGCTTGACGAAACTGAACTGGATTTCTTTGAACATAAACCGTAACTTTTCTTCGACTTCGCGAGATAAGACCGGTGCCGATATACCGTTCAGACGATTCAGTATATGGGCAACGTGATCGTAGCAGCGATTCAACTTGAGTTTCTTGATAACTTCTTTCAGTTTGGAGGGTTTCAATTTACTCATATCTGTAATACGTTCCTTACGAAGTTCGGAACGAATCTGGTCTAGGACCGCCGGGGAAATTTCGGTCGTTTCTTTCGCTTGGAATTGGGCTAACCATTCGTTGAGATGGTTAATCTTCTTGTAGGCGTAATAGGACATTTCACGGGGCGGGTCTTTGTACGACGGCTTCTCGGAATCCACGAGAATACAGTCGCGGTATCCGCATCCAGGACAGTCTAGAAAGGTTTCGTTCAAAAACATTTCCGTGTCACACACGGGACAGGAACCGTAATCTTCCCGAAGACTGGAAGCAATACTGTTTTCGTGCTGAATGGAATCCGGATGTAACGCCGTGAGATAGGATTCCAAGGCTTTATCGCGTTTGAATCCTATATCGTTCGATATATCCGAAGCTTTTTTGCCCTTCATTTCGATCGGTGTGGACTCTACAGTATTGTCGTGTTCGCTCGTAAAGTACGAGCAGACGCTATTGGCAGGCATACGTTCTTTCTTTGCGTGTCGTTCGTTGGGTTTTTCACCCGATGCGATTCTATCTTGTGCATCTGAATAGGAGAAGAGGATATCACCGACGCGTAGGAAATAATCTGCTTCCGCGGAACCATTTCCAATCATGTCCAGTCGTTGTTCGAGTTCCTGAATCTCTTTTTCGAGAGCGTGGCGACTGGTTAAAATCAGTACATCGTTGGTATTCGTGATAAATGTTGGACTCATAAACTCTTTTTCAATCATTTGGAGCTTACGTTTTTTCTCGTCCAGTTCCATTCGTAGTTGCGGAATATTCGTTTTATCCTCCCGTAGTTTCGAAAGTTTCATCATGTGATAGGATTCTAACGTCTTTGCGACGTCGGGTAACTTTTTTCCTTTATTGGAGATATTTTCCGACACCGGATGTATCTGTAAAAGGTTATCCAGCGACAAAAGTTCATCCGCCATTATACTTTTGCTATATACAAGCCAAACGAATCGTTTAAATGGTAGGCAGAGAAATTTTTTCCGCAGCAAAACTTTCCCGGAGTTTGCCGAATTTTTTTTCTTGGGTCAGGATATAAACAATGGGCTCTGGTGGTTTAATGCAACTGGTTGCGTATGGTGCACAGGACATCTACCTGACGGGCAACCCGCAGATCACATTCTTCAAGGTGGTGTACCGTCGCCACACGAACTTCGCCATGGAGTCTATTGAGCAGACGTTCAACGGCTCGGCGAACTTCGGCAAGAAGGTACAGTGCACGATCTCCCGTAACGGCGATCTGATCCACCGTGTGTACCTGCAGGCGACCCTGCCCCAGGTGCTCCTGACCTCTACGGACGGTTCGGGTGCCCAGTTCCGCTGGCTCAACTGGGTCGGTCACAACCTGATCAACAACGTGTACATCGAGATCGGCGGTCAGCAGATCGATAAGCACTACGGTGACTGGCTCCAGATCTGGAACGAGCTGACCCAGGAGGCGGGCAAACAGGCCGGCTACGCGGAGATGGTTGGCAACGTGCCGGAGCTCGTCAACCTGCTCGTCCAGGGTGGCGAGGGCTGCGACAACGCGTGCGGCTCTGGCGAGCCCAATGCGTCTAGCGAGGTCCGCAAGTGCGCGCCGGAGTACACCCTGTACATCCCGCTGCAGTTCTGGTTCTGCCGCAACCCTGGTCTGGCACTGCCGCTCATCGCGCTCCAGTACCACGAGGTCAAGGTCTGGCTGGAGTTCCAGCAGCTGTCCAACCTGTGCTGGGACAGCACCGCGACGCAGGCTGTTGCCAGCCGCGTTGCCTCCAGCGGTCTGGTGTCTGCGTCTCTGTACGTCGACTACATCTACCTCGACACGGATGAGCGCCGCCGCTTCGCCCAGGTCTCTCACGAGTACCTGATCGAGCAGCTGCAGTTCACGGGCGGTGAGTCGGTCACCTCCTCGGCGAACAAGATCAAGCTCAACTTCAACCACCCCACCAAGGAGCTGGTCTGGGTCGTCCAACGCGACTCCTACGTCAGCTGCGACTCCACGGTCGTGGGTCCCTGGAAGGGACAGCAGCCGTTCAACTACTCCGACTGGTGGGACCGCTCGGTGCTGGAGTCCGGCTACTCTGTCACCCGCGTGGAGGGCATGGCGGGACACAACCCCGTGGTCACGGCGAAGGTCCAGCTCAACGGTCACGACCGGTTCACCGAGCGCGAGGGCAACTACTTCAACCTGGTACAGCCGTACCAGCACCACACGAACATCCCCGCGGTGGGCATCAACGTGTACTCCTTCGCCCTCAAGCCGGAGGAGCACCAGCCCAGCGGCACGTGCAACTTCTCGCGTATTGACAACGCGACGCTGCTGCTGACCCTGTCCAACAACTCGGTCGGTGCGTCCGGTCTCAGCTCCCAGGTCCGCGTGTATGCGGTCAACTACAACGTGCTCCGCATCATGAGCGGCATGGGGGGACTTGCATATTCCAACTAAACGTTTTTACAGTGGATTTCTATCACAAAAAAAATTTTTTTATTGTTTGGAAATTCACTCAAAAATTGTTCAAAATTTGAACACAATCGTTCAGTTTTATCACTGTCTTCATTAAACTAATGCAGACATGTAAAGCTATTGTCAACGAAGGAAAACGAAAAGGCGAACAATGTAAATTTCCGTCAACAGAAAATGCTTATTGTGGCAGACATCAACGCAATTTTCAACATTCTGAAATTGTGAAAGAAGGTAAAATACCTTGTCGATTGTTTTACCGAGGTTGTAACAATATTGTTAAGAAAGAAGGAGCATGCGAAGACTGTAAAACAAAACTTTGTAAGAAAACCGCCAAATGCTCACATCTAAATTGTAAATTCAAAACAACAGGTGAAAAATATTGTAAGAAGCATATACGAGATGTTTACCGCGATGAAGAAAAAGAAAAAGGCATACAGTATTGTGATATTAATAGAGGATGTTTTACGATTTGTAAAGAAGGTTACACAACCTGTGAAACTTGTCGAAAAAAATCATACACTAGAGAAAAAGAAATATATAAAAAGCGAACAGACATTCATGACTCTTTGGAAAAATTAACAAATAATATAACACAACTATGTATTCAGTGTGGGAAAGATTACGAACAATTTAAAACACGGTTTAACAAACCAAGCAGAATGTGTAAAGTATGTAGTAATATGAACAATGAACATGATAAAAAACGTCCAAATAGAAATCGCAATTTTCGAAATGAAAGTTATCTTCGGTTGGATAATTATTATAAAACCTACATTCGAGGTGCACAAAAACGAAACTATACATTTTCAATTGATTTAGAACTTTTCAAAACACTTGTAAAATCAAAATGTTATTATTGCCATTACATGAAAGATAACGAAGTCAACGGTATTGATAGAATAAATAATGAACTCGGATATGAACCAGATAATTGTGTTGGATGTTGTGAAACTTGCAATATGATGAAGTATGTATTATCTCAACAATTCTTTATTGAACTCTGTAAAATTGTAAGTGGAACAAAAATACCATCAAACGAATTTTATACGCAATG